GGTGCTGAATTTGCGCTTCCGCCAAATTTTAAGCGGCCACGCAAATATCTTATATCCGCGCCCCCCCCCACGATATAATCGTGCCAATACGATGTATCAGTGCGCGCCGGAATCAACATCACAACCAATGCGCCTTTTTTCGATTCTTCGTGCGCCTTTCGAACCCAATCTTTCAAGCCGCGGCCATATGGCGGATTACAAAATACACGTTCGCCACTCCAATCCTGCGCAAGCCCATCATCTTCTTGCGTGAAGAATTTTGCGCATTTTGCATTTTCTTTTGTAGCACAAGGATCAAGCGTAAAGTTGAATTGCTTGTTTAATTTATCAAAGAAATCTTGCGGTGTTGCCCATTCATTCGTTTCCGATGAAAAGTGTACGTTTGCCATTACTTATCTTCTTTCTTCGGCACTTGGCCGGTGAAGCCGATGCCCCACTTATTGTTTGATAGTTCGATCACGCGCTTATGTTCGAACAAGCGGTAATACCATTCGCGGTTTTGTTGTTCGCTTAATTCAGGATCACGATCGATGCCGTAATATTTTGGCGTTTTTCCGTTGATCAAGCACACAAACCAATAAATCATACGGCCGGTGCGGCCATTGCCATCAACGAACGGATGGATGCTTTCAAAGCGTACGTGGCCAATAAGCGGTTGCATTTTCGGCACATCTGCAAGCCAATTTTGCATCAAGCTATCAACCAATGAATGATCCGGCGCATATCGGCCGCCAACGGTAACATTTACTTTGCACCAACTGCGATAATTGCCGCGGTGTTCCGGCTTCAATTCCGGTTGATTTGCGGTGATGATTTTTTGCACTTCGCAAATAACGGCGTGCGTTAATTCATCTTGCTTGGTTAAAAACTCCCAAGCCTTCAATGATTGTTCGATTTCGGCATCATCGTAAATGCCTTCGATCGCATTACTGCCGCGTATGTATCGTTTTACATCAAATTCTTCTTGTGCCATTTTAATACCTCTTGGCGAATATCATTCCGCCGGCCTTTCCCACAACCTTTACTTGGTGTGTTTTATTAAGTTTTTCAACGATTGCGCCCAAATCATTTGAATGTTGATCGTATTCCAAAGTGATGTAGCGGCAAAGATTCATAATATGTTCCGGTGTGTTTATCAAAACTTCGCCTTCTAATCCTTCAATATCGATCTTCAAAATATCGATGTATTCGATTTTAAGCTTCTTGAATAACTGTTCAAGCGTTTCAAATTTCACTTCGGTTAAATCATCGCGGTTACTTGCGCGCATTTCTGCGCCGGTTAATAGCCGTGAACCGCCGTGATCGTTGGTGATGTAATATCCGGTTTCCGATCGCTTCGCACCAATGATGCCAAACGGTTCAATTACGAATTCGCAATCCGGTGTGATGGCTTGATGTTCTTCGATATTGCGGCGCAACAATTCCAAATTGTGCGGCTCTGGTTCAACGGCAATCACCTTCTTCGCGCCAAGCGAAGCGGCAAATAATGTGAATGATCCGATGTTCGCACCAACATCAACCACAATGCCGGTATCTGATAGATCGCCATCGTACACTTCATAAACGTTTTCGCACCAAATTTCACGAATTACCAGTGCATCCGAATCGCTATCTTCGCGGCCATTGAATTTGTACCGCGGATCGTGTGCCAAAATTTTCATACTTTACCCCCAAATACTGTTTGCATTACTTGTGCCATTCGATTTGTGTACGTGTGATCGCGCTTCGTGCGTTCGTGGCCGGCCATCCGGATTTTTTCGCGTTCGGTATCGTATTGCAAATAATAATCGATCTTGGCCTTCAATTCATCGAAATCGCCGTACTGGTAAACGATAATTTCCTTTCCAATTTCGAAATCGTTTTGCAAACCTTCGATAAATGGATGAATCATAAAGCCGCCGCGGCCGGTTGTTTCGTATATTCGATCACTCCAATATTCTTGCCGGTTAAAGTTCAAACAAAGCGTATCGCCGATCACCACCTTTGCGGATGCGTACAGATCGTTTAAATCCTTGCCACGCACTACGCCGCGGCCATCGCCGCCAAAGTGCGCAAAACGGTTGCCATACGTCTTTTCAAGCCAATTAATCAGTTGTGGCCGGTATGGCCATTCCGGATGGTACTGCTTCGATCCAACGAATATCACATCATAAGCGTAATTTTCGCGGTAATCACCAATGAAACAATCGCGTTCAACAACGCCGGCTTTCAAATAATGATGCGGAATACCAAGCGATTTGATCCATTCATCCGCGCCACCATCGGCCGTGAACACATATTCAGTTTTCCAAAACGGATGATTGGCCACATCACTTGCGCGGCGCAAGCCATACCACGTATCAAGATGCGTTGAAATCGTTGGAATGCCGCGTTGCTTTAATTTGCGCAACACTTCATCCATCGACATAAAACCGCGTGTTTCCCATCCGTGCGTATGCACGTAATGGAATAGATCGGCGCGTGATGCCTGTGAAAGCACTTCTTGCGTTGTAACGTAATCTTCTTGCATCCGGATCACCTTATGGCCAAGCTTTTCATAACTCCAAGCCAAATCATTTTCAGTAGTAAATGGCACGCGGAAATTGCCAAGAAAAACAACGATCATACGGTGATCCTTTCAAGTGTTTCGATTAAATGATTCAATAACCAACCCCAAGCCGCCCAATACATAAAGGCCGCGCTGGCAACGAAGCATACGGCCATCAGTAGTGCGATATAAAGCTTTTTTTTCATTGGTTCATCATCCAATATACAACGTACGATACGATCGCCGTGGTGATCGCCAACGCCACGTATTTGCCTTTACCTTCGATCGCATTGAAGAATTTATCATTCAACGTTACCTTGCCGGCCGTTGGTGTAACCTTCAATTTCTTGCGGCCATCACCGGCTTCAAGAAGATCAACCGCTGATTTATTGCCTTTGAAAAATGCGATCGCATCGGCCGTTTTCTTTGTTGGCCGTTTGCGGATCGGTGTTTGATTTGATGGCTTTTTGGCCATAATTTTTACCCTCGCTTTCATTGTTTTAACATATCGCCATATGTTGATACTATTTTATGCTATCTGCTTATGTTATGCAACACAAAAGCGGCCTTTCGGCCGCCTTGTGCGTTCCTACCGGATGACGATATGCAATCCAACGAGAGTTGAAAGGCCGGCGGTAACAGATACCATTATAAATTGTTTGTGCTTGTTTTACCACAAGATGCCGCGTACTGCATACCAAGCCGACCAGTTGCCGCGATCACTATAAATGGCCGATGCCAAGCGTATATTCGTTTCCGGATCGTACAGGCGGTTCACATCGCCACCAACCTTCGCACAATGGTACGTGCAATTCACTTGCATCAATCCGTGATCGTTTGTTGGTGATACTGCCGTTGGCCGGCACGATGATTCTTTTTGCATTGTCAATAATGCGTTATTCACTTGATCGGCCGGAAAATATTTCGCAACTAATCCACGATATGATTCACAATTGCCGGATTGGCCAACGTTTGAAACGGAAACGGCCGCTTTTTGCTTTTCTGCATTGGCGGCCGCGATTCGCGCTTCTTCGGCTTTACGTTCGGCCTTCGCCTGTAAATCCTTCTTTAATTGATCATTCTGTTTCTTCAACTCGATTTCGGAATCGGTTTTCTGTTTCAACTGATCATTCAAATTTTGGATGTGCGAATCACGCTTCTTGATTTCAAGAATGCGTTGTTGTTCGGCTTTCTGAATTTCTGAATTCTTGCCCTGTAATACCGCGGCTGTTGGTACTGCGATCAGTATTGCGGCCAACAAGGCCAAGAAAACATTTTTGTAATTTATAGTCATATTTCTATATCCTCAACGATCAAAATTGATCGCGCCGGATGCATACGATTATAGCACACAAGCACGGCTTTATTGCCAATGATGCCGCCGTGCGGCACTTGCGATAACCACTTGCGCATCTGATAATCTTCCGGTGATTCATCGCGGTAAACAGGCATTGATTTTACATCCCACCATTTCATCGCATTACCCCTGTTGCCTTTGTTGCGGCCGTTGCGTATATGATCGATCGGCGTTGGCCTGTGCGCGGTTTTGTTCAATCCGCATTTCAACAAGCTTCTTCACGGCCATATACAAGTTATCGTATGCCGCCAAATGGAATTCGGCCATCTTGTATTCGGCTTCGGCATTGATCAAATCGATTTCGGCATTTTCAACATTCTTTTGATCATACGCCCACGCCTTGCGATCATCGGCGGCGGTTAATTCGCTTTTGGCTTGCGCCTTCATCATCGCGATCGCCTGTTCTTTTTTCAACTTGCGCTTCGCTTCTTTGAAGTCGATCAATTTAATAACCACCTGTTGCGCCGCGTGAAACATCACAACCGGCAATTTTTTCAAAAGCTTTTCGATCTCTTGATCTGAATATGCCAATTCATTCGCCACGTTGGTATCGTGTTCAAGCTGAATTTTAAGATCGGTGATATTTTTGCGCGCTGCATCAAGCCGCTTTTTGGCTTCACTTGTTTTCATCGGTTTTATCTTTCTTGGCCTTCGCGGCTTTTTCCGCTTCGGCTTTTTCTTCAATTGCCTTTTGTTCGGCCGCTTTGATCATCGTTAAATACTGATTCAATACCGGCGCGATGGTTTTGCGGATTTCTTCGAACACCTTTGAAAGTGCTTCGGCCAAAATACTGAAAGTTTTGATAAACTCTTGCATCTGCTTCGAATCACGAATTTCGGCATATTCTGCATCGGTTAATTGATCGATCGGCTTTCCGTTGTACGTGTACACCTTCGTTTCGCCATCATCGTTGAATTCGATCTTGCCGTTTTCGGTTTCGAATAATGTTTGCTTTGCCATACTACTTTTTCCCTTCTTTCTTTGCCGCCTTTTTGGCGTTATACCCTCGCGAATATTTGCATCCTTTTTGCATACAATAACCGTAATCATCGCAAATGTGGCCATTCCGGCAAAACTTTATATCGCTTTTGGTTGCTTTGGCGCGTTTTACGGCCGTTTCCGCGGCTTCTTCGGCCGAAACGGTTGCAACTACCGGTTTACGCACAATCACTTCGTGTGCCGGCTGTGGTGCGTGCAAATCCTGTATTTCCAATTGCTGATCGGCGATCTGCACGAATAAATCAAGCAAATCATTGAAATTCAAGCACGCGTAATCTTTATCATCGATCCGGAATGCCACCACGGCCGTTTCGAACGTTGATGCGGCCGCTTCGGCCTGATCCATCCACTTTTTGATCGTAACATTTTCGTGGTGCTTCGCTTCAACGTGTATCGGTAAATTGGTGAAAACATCGCTTCGGTAACTGCCGTTGGTGTGCGATCCGCGATTGCGCATCGATCCTTTATCGGCTTTGCGGCGGATTAACTTCGATATGTGCAATTCGTATGCTTTGCCCTTGTCGTATGCTTCACCCATCGATTAATCCTTTACCGCGCGATCCAAAAACGTTTCATCGATCAACGCATCGTGCATTTGCTTTTCAAGCCGGCTTTGGCGGCGGTACTCCTGTACCACCGCGGCCGGAAAGCCCCAAGCCCATTTAACATAAAGGCCAAGTTTGAATATTAAATTCTTCATCGTGATGCCACTACCTTTTCGATCTTGATTTCAACACCATCGACCTTCGTGCCGTTTAATACATCGGTTCGAACAACTGTTTCGATTGCCGCGATCACTCTTTCATCCATCAGATACTTCAATGGAATCTTTGTTGGATCAACAACCTTCACTTTGCGAACTTCGCGATATGTAACCGATCCTTTTACGCCTTTTACGGTTTGATCAACTGTTTCAAGATCATCCATTTTGCGCATTGCGGTATCAACTCGCATCGTGCCTTTTTCAACGCGGCGTTCAAGCCGTGCGGCTTCTTCGGCGCGCTTTGCTTCGATTTCGGCTTCGTAATCAACCATTTTATCTTTGATGATACGTTCGCCGGTTTTAAGATCATCTTCGATCGGCCGGAATAAATCGCGTGCATTTTTCAACGCATCGTTTAATGGCTTCGTGATCTTTTCTTTTTCGGCCTTCACAACTTTGCCGGCATCTTTCACGGCCTTCAATATATCGGCGGCGGATGCAAGCGATTCTTGTGAATCGATCGTAATATCGTTGGCACGGTTTACCGCTGTGGTAACTTGCCTTTTGATTGGTGTTAAGTTTGTATTGCTCATATCGTCATAATCCTTTCTTGATTATGTTTATAGTTTATCAAACGCATTGCACATTGTCAATACTTTTTTATACTTTTATCTGTTCCGCTTGATTTGTGCGATCCTATCATCACCGGCCAATATGCGGCCGATTTCCCAATTAAGATCAAAATCGCCAATCGGCACTTTGCCGCGTTCAACTTTTCCAAATTCCGGCGATTCGCATTCCTTCGGCAAGCGTTTCGCAACGATCGCGCACCCAAGCCGCCATATTATGCGTATCTGCCAAGCCCAAATCTTTAACAAATTTTTCATAGCCCACGACACCAACCGGATTGCCGGCTTCATCAAATTCCCAAAGTTCAACCAAGTAAACAACTTGTTTGATCCGGATATTGTGAAGTGCCAAGTGCCAAGCGTACGTTGGTAACTGCTTTGAATTTTTATAGATTCGCGCACCCCCTGCACCTTTCTTTTGCGTTTTGTAATCGAAGATCGTGGCGTGCTTTCTTGCAAGGCCATCCAATCGCGAATGCAAAACAATATTTTGGTATATTTCGGTTGCAAACTCTTGTTCAACATCTGTAATTTCGATATGGCCGTATTCCGGAAATGCATCAATGAAGCATTGCGGCAATCGGCCGGTATCGCGTGTTTCACCTTCCCACATTTCGTGCCTTGTTTCGCCGAATGTAAGTGTTTTGCTTTCGAATCGTTTTTTCGTGCCAAGCTGTTCGCGGATGATGTCGATAACTTGGCGCGGTGTTGCGCGATTAAGATCAGTAAATCGCGTGTGCAACTTTCCATCTGCTTTGATGTTGTATTGCATTGCATTACTTCACCGGTTTTGCTTTTTTCAACGGCTTCACGTTCGATTTGCCGGCCTTCTTTTTCTTGGCCAAGCTTTTTTCGATCTGCGCTTGCATATCGTCTTTTTGTGAATCCTTTGATTTCGGCGTTGATTTTTCAACTTCTTCGGCGATGTACATTCCATTGCACATACTGAATGAAGCGCGCAAACAATGTGCGTGCGCAACCTTCTTGATCATCGTTTTCGGCTTCGATTCCCAAAACCCTTCACCGGTTGTGTATTCATCGAAATAAACCGTTTGTTCGGAAACAACCAAATGATCGCCAAGTAACTTATGGATTCCCATCGTACACGCAACGATCGTTTTGCCATCTTCACCGAATTCATATTCCGGCCGCGTTGTGCCGCCGTATTTATTGGTTTTTTCGGCGATCGTAACCATACCTTCAAGCGATGTGATCACCTTGCCTTCTTCGTTGATCCACATTTGGCCGGCCACACGTAAATCGATGCCGGCAATCTTTGCTTGCCCAAGCGCGAACAATAAGATTTCATCCTTGTTCTTGCCTTCGGCCAATTGCCTATCACCAAATAATGCGGCGTTCCATTGATCGTAAATCTTTTGCGGATCGACACCATCCGGCACGAATTCACCAAACGTTTTACGGATTTCGGCGTTCCGCTGCTTTGCCGCGGTTGCGGCTTTCGTATCACTTGCCATTAAATACCTTCTTTCTGCAAAAAAGCCGGCGCGTGGCCGGCGTAATTTGCGGTAACGTTAATTCTTGTTTGCTTTGTGAATGAACGCGATCACGGCCATTACGGCGGTAATCAAGAAGTACCAAGCGATTGCCACGGCAACAACGTGATCGAAGTTGCTGAATAAGAGGTATGCTGCCAAGAAGCGTGCTACTACCTCGCCAACCGTTACAACCGTTTTTACGGTGTGTGGTACTTTTTGCACGAAGCTTTTTGAATCTTCGCTTTTTGTTTTTTGTTCTTTTGCCATATCGTCATTTAACCTTTCATAGTTATTTTTTATGGTACTTTCAGTGTAGCAAACATTAGCACCATTGTCAATACTTTTTTATACTTTTATCTGTTTACCACCTTTCCACATCGTTAAATTCGTATGATTGGCCGCGGCCGTATTCATACCAACCGCGTAATCGATGCCAATAATATTTAAGCACGTTTCGCGATGCCACGCGGATCACGAAGGTTGTTCCGTTTTTACGAAACACCTTCGCATATCGGCGCGTACGGCGATTATTGATGCTCATTCCGGTATCTTTCAATCTCTTTGGCCGATACCACGTAATATGGATATGCCGGATTTTTACCGTAATTTTTTGCCTTCAATTCACCGCGCTTGATTTCGTCAAGAATCCAATCGTAATTCGAAAGCACTTTATCGGAATTCAAAGTATTTTTGATCCAACCGTTTTCGGCGATCTCTTTTGGCCTGTACCAATTCTTTTCAAATTTAATCGTTTCCGCCATCTTCACCCTTTCTTATTTGTTTAATTAATGCGTATGTTGCGATGATCAGTATTGCGAATAATGCGATCACGGCCAATGCGCCGGCCAATAATCCGTAATTCATAAACAATACCATCGTGTAATAAAGTGCGGTAACAAGTATTACAAAACCGATTCCACCGATCACGGCGGCCGCAACAACGATGAACATTATCGATAATACCGCGTTTAATATCGATTTTACGGTGCGTGCCATCGTTATACCTTTACCGTTTCAAGCCGTTGCGCCAAAACGCCGGCTTCTTCTTTGTTCAATTTCGAAAGCGCATCTTCGAATCGTGCGCGTGTTTCGCGTACGCGCAATGTGGTTGCAAAATATAGCATTTCAAACTTTTCGGCCTTGCTCATACGCTTGCCGTAACGCTTCTTTGGCAATGGTTGCGATGAAATGATACCAATTACCTTTTCGTGCCGATTGGCCGCGATATACGCTTTGCCGGCTTCAAATGCTGCTTCGATCTTCTTTTCTGCTTTACTCATAACAACCTTTCTTGTGGCGGATCGTTGCGATGGATTGCATCGCCGATCAACTCTTTATAATTAAATTTATCACCAAGCGCGTGATGGATGGTAATGTGATCTTCGCTAAATCCGAAGAATTTACCATCAAATATTTTTACGTGCGATGGTACTGTAATTTTGGTTTCAACGAACCGGCGGCCTTTTTCAGTAATTGCCCAATGGCCGCTTGTGCGCTTTGAATCATCGGCATCATCTTTCGTTTGTTCAACGATCAAACCCCAATAGCGCAATTTGCTCAAATCGTTTGTACCGGTTTTGCTGATACCCTGCACAATATCACCGGCATAAAAGTATTCGTTTGGATTGCGGCGATCAAGCCGGTACATCCGCACCAAGCACGCCGCCATTACTGAATGAAGCTTGCGATTGTATAGCTTCACCAATTGGCCGCAACAAGGGCAATCAACACCCTTTGATGCATCCCAATTTTCGCGCAAGTATTTCTTGCCTTCTTCGATCGTGCTAGTTACCGGCGGCATCGGAATCATCAAGCAATTTCGCTTGCCTTTCTTCATCCGTCATTCCACGCGATTTGATAGTTTCACCGGTATCGGTGCGAACTTCGGTTACGGTTGCTTTTTCGTAATCATAAACCTTGTGTACGATCACTTCTTGATATTCACGGCCGGTTGCGACTGCATCACGAAGATCAACGGCTTCTTGTTCAACTTCGGCAATCATTTTATCGGCTTCACGAACCACACGGCGTTTTTCAACCTTGCGATCCGAAATCTGTTGCAATGCATTTGCCAACGCATCGGCGCGCTGCAAACGTTCTTCTTCGGTTAATTTCACCGGCAATACGCGCTTGATTACTTCGGTTTCTTTTGGTACTAGATCGGCCATACAAGCCCCCTTCTTTTATTATTTAATCTTCAACCGTGCATTCGCACGCATCGCACACCGAAACGATTTCTTCGCGTGTATCGTGGCCGAATACTGGTTCAAAAACATCAACTTCGATTGCTTCGGTATGCGTATCTTCGTGTTCACACGAATCACTTTCACCGGTTTTGATGCATTCGATTACGCCGGCATATCGATGGCCGTGCTTATGAATGAAAGCTTTGTGGCCGGTGTGGCCTTCAAACGGACAATCAATTAATTCGCGGCAATGCTTATCTTGCCACGCTTCACGCTGTTCACGAAGCAATGCCGTTTGCATACGATATAACTTGGCCAAGCGGCTTTCCGGATCGATCGGCGTAAACTTCACGATGCCGGCTTTTGGCGCGCCACGTTCCATATCGATCATATGGCGTACTTCTTCAAGCGTAAGTTTTTTTGATTGTGTTTGCATATCGTCTTTCATCCTTTCATTGATGATATTTCAATAATACCGCAAGTGCTTTGCAATTGTCAATACTTTTCTATACTTTTTTATACAAAGAAAAAGCCGATCCGTGTAATTGATGCTTGTTCGACTTATGGCACGATGCTTTTACAAAAGTTCGGCGCGGCGTATATCACATCCGGATCGACTGAATCAATGTTTGTTTTCTTGATTCTGTAAACATTATAGCAAAAATTGGCCATATTGTCAATACTTTTTTATAGTTTTCTATGCTTTTAATAAAACGACCTCATATAAAGCCCTGTAACGGCCGAAAATAAAAAAGATGGATCAATACCCATCTTTACCCACAAATTACCACAAAAACCGGCGATTGTGGCCGGTTTTCGTGCTTCGAACCGCACCACACGCGGTTCATTGTATTACGATTGTGGTTTATCGCGCAATACGGCATTGTACGTAACAACTGCGATCAAAAATATGCCGGCTACGGCCGCGGCATAATCAAGCGGCTGTTGCAATAGCGTTTGGCATCCGGCAACAACATCTTGGCACTTCTGCCAAACTGCAACGACCGTGGCCAATACGGAAACACCAAAAGCGGTTAAGCGCGGGTATTTCTCAAACTGCACCGGAATGAAATTTGATTTCAAGAATTGTACGGCCAATGTGGTTGTTACACCACCAACCAAAATTACTTGTAAAAATTCAATAACTTGCATCGTAATCCTTTCTAAACATTAATTTTGAAAAAGGCCAATATCGCCTTGATGGCCTTCACCAACCAATTTACGTTTTCTTCGATCGTTGGTTGCTCTGGTGATGGTTCAACCGGCGTGCCATCCGATACAGGCTTCATATCAAGATCATCGATTCGGATGCCCTGCCCAAGCTGCTTACCGGTGCTGTATTCGGTTATAGCGTATTTATGGCCGTGCCATTCGGTTGTTGATGCAACTGCAATTTCTGTGCCGCGTGGTATCACCTTGATTGTTTTGCCATCATTGAAATCAACAAGATCGGTATCGGCGCGTGCGTACATCTTCACATCTTCAATATCTTTCCAGTTTTTCAACCATTCCGGCTTTTCATTTACAGGCGGTTCGGCCGGTACGCCAACATCCGCTTGCTTGATACCATTCGGCATTGCGTTTTCTGCTGAATAGCTTGAAATCAAATACACAACGCCGTTCACGGTTGTTTTCTTCGTAAAGTCGATCCAAGTGCCTTGCCCAAGCTGCTTGATAACGGAAAGATCGTTCAAATTAACGATCGGTGTTTGTGCCGGCAATACCATTAATTTAACAGGTGTAATATCAACCAAATTGCGTTGCCATTCCGGCGTTACCGGTACAGGCGGTTGCGGTGCTACGTACTGTGTAAGATCGGTTTGATTGAATCCGTTGGTGATCTTGTTATTGAAGCTGTATTCAGTAACTAGATATACCGAACCCAATGTTTTATTGGTTGCCTTGCCAAATATAGTGATCCGATCGCCTTTGTTAAAATCTTTCACACCATTGCCAAATCCGCCCCAAGCGGTTTGATTGAAGTTCCAAAGCTTCGTTGGTTGCTTGTTGGCAACATATTCAACCGGCTTCGAAAGTTTTTCCCAAACGATATTTGCACCGCCTGATGCCGGCGGTTTCGGCTGTGCCGGCGTTTGATACTTCGATACCCAAATTTCTTTTGCGCGGCGCATAACATCCGCCCATTCGATCGGATTACAGGCGGTTGATGGATTCCAAAACTTATGCGGCCGCCATACCTTATCGTGCATTGAAACATCGGCGATGCGTTCACATAAAGTTTCGAATATACGATTTGCCTTCGCCTTATCACCGCCGGCGCGCCAACGGTAAATGATTTGCGGATCGGTTTCGATTGAATAAGTATATGGATTGGCATTGCCTGTACACCAAGAAGTATCTTCGCGGCGAACAAGAGGTTGAACAACCCCATCGCCAACAACATCGTGCGCCGATGCTTGCCGCGCCGGATTCATTAAAGTTGCTACAACGCCGGAAAACGAAGGAAATCTTGATGGATCATCCCACCAATGCCCTGCGCCTTCGCTTCTGCTTGCCGGCCGGCCATATATGGCTTGTGTTTGCCCTGCCGGCGTATAATTCGGTGATTGTCTGAACGGTAACAATTGATAGCTCATATCGCCTTGCCTTTCTTGCTATGTTTTAATAATAGCACTTTATTGCGCTTCCTGCCGGCATCCAACTTTGATGCCAAGAAAATTAATTGTGCAACGTTCTTGTAATACAACCGGCGGCGATTGGTTGTTGTTCGTGGTATTGTTTGTTTCGTTATTCGTGGTGCTGCGATCGATGTTGGTATTTGTTTGATTTGGTGTGTTTATTTGGCTGTTAATATCATTGCCACCGGTTGTACTTTGCCCACTTTGCGCGTTGATCTCTGCCGCTTCTTGATCAATCTTTTCGCGCGTTTCCTTCGGTACTATTGAAAAGTTTTGCGTGTAATACTTGTATTCTTCGTGCCGAATTCCGAATGGTGTTTGAATATCATATACGTTGGTAAATTGGATCACGCAATTTGATCCAACCGGAATATCTTTTGGCAACGTGCCGATGCGCACGGTTTCGCCTTCAAGCTTGCGCGGTGTGCCTTGCGTTGAATAAAAGCCGCCGTTGTTTGCGGATGCCGGCGGTTCGATCAATCCCTTGTAATTCTTGCAATACACTTCGCGTAAAATTCGAACTTCGCCGGTGTAATATGTTTCACCGAAGAATATGCCGCCGATCTCTTGGCCTTGATAATATGATGCTTTATCGGTTGCGATTGGCACTTTAATATCGGCCAACTTCACCGGCATCACATAAAACAGGATCAAGAATACAAGCGCAATAGTGCCGATGGCCATAAACGTGAATGTGATAATATCAAATGCGGCTTTTTTGTTTGGTGTAAGTTTATTTCGTCTGAACATTGTGCAACCTTGTCTTTGCTATATTTTGCCTTCGCGCGGCCGCTTCAAGTGCTTCAAAATGTTCACTAACATCGAATTTTTTTCGAAAATAAATTCGCGCGCCACCGCTAATTAATATTATACCGATTATGATTAAAGCCGCCATATTAATTAACTCCGCGATCATCTTGTGTTTCCCTTCGTGCCAAGAGTACACCATTAACGCGTTCCAAGATATGCGAATTCTTACCAATTGCTTCGATTGAATCATTTATGGCATCGGTACTTTTATCAATTGATTGTACCGCCTTGTTGGCGATCTCTTTCAAATCGGCTTTATGCTCTTTGGATGTTTGGTAATCGCGCCAAATAAAGTAAACGGCGATTGCGACCGGAAAGCCTAAATTTTGAACTAAAGCACCCAAATCCATATCGCCAATCCTTTTTATTTAATCGTGGCCAAGCACAACAATTTCACTTCCTGATGCATAACTTCCTGATCCCGAAACCTGAACGACATCAACGCGCGTAATCTGTGTACCTGTACTTGCCCATTTACCCATCGTTAAGCGAACCCCCGGCGCGTTGGCCGCACCTGTTGATGCGTTATCGATTCCGGTTGCCACCATAAGTTTTTCCCTGCTTGATTCATTGATAATATCAACAATCGCAAAAGAAGGTGTTGCCGGCAAGCTGCTTACTGTTAATTGCGGTTCTGAACCCGATGATACTGCCGCACCAAAGTTTATCGCATATTGGCGCGCATAGTTGTTTCCGCTATCGTTATTAACGCGGAATTGAATACCGTTGCTTCCGCCTGTTGGTATTGTTCTAATCAATAGTCGTAAATATTTGCGCGCTGCGAATCCACTTGCCGTAATTGTCGTACCACTTGAAGCAAGCGTTGTGCGCGCTAATTCTTCCCACCATATACCGCCATTATCACCGCCGCCGGTTGCCGCCCAATCAAGATGCTTGCTTTTTATAATATCATTATCAAAGTTTGTGCCGTCTTTGAAACCGGCATCGTTTGTGCCAAGTTGATTCCACTTGGCCGCTGTTGGCTGTTCGCCAAATACTACACTCCACGCCGTATATGCCATTACGCTATCTCCTCAAAGGCGAACCCATCCACAACGGTTCGGCCATTTTTTATTTCTACCACTGTTGGATTTTTCTGTATGCGCTTGAAAATTGATTCCAACCCCTGCTTGCTTGGCGGTTGCCCATCAAACTTCAAATCGCCGGCTTCTTGCGCCGAAATGCGGCTATCATTACCACACCAACATTCACACCCAATTGCACCATCAAGCCGCTTTCGCGTTGATCGAAGCCAATGATTGCCGTTTTCATCTTCAACAGATTCGGCACGCGTAACAACATTGCCCATTTCATCACGGCCGGCATCATAAATAACGCCGATTTGGCGGCCTTTGCAACCGGCACGCACAATATATTCTTCGGTGCGCATCTTTTGTTGGCCTTTATTTTTGCCGGATTTCCAAACTTCCGGCACTCCATCATCATTCATAACGACCACTTCACGCGTGGCCGTCTGATCCTCTGATAAACAAAACACCTTTGCAATAATTTTACCGGTAAGAATGTTGGCCATAACCTTGCGCGATTGCGGATCGGCGTTTCTCAACATTTCTTCGATGGTTTTATTTGCTACGTTCATTGGTGTTATTACTCCTTATGGTTTATTGTACTACAAAAAGCGAATTTTTTTCTTCACGGTTTGGCGATCCTCTTTCAGTTCATCCGGTAATCGATTGCCGCATCGTTTGCAAGCGGTGTTCGTATCTGAATAAAGGCCGCAATATTGGCAATTGTGGCATTGTGGGCAAATTATTTCGAACTGCTTGAAATCGTACGGACACCACATACAATTTTTGGTTGCGTACACCTTATCCATTATCGGCGGCATATGCGCCATCGAAGCATCTTCAACGCCCATACCCTCTTGCCGCATACGCTTGTAAATCGATGGCATCGATACTTTGCGCGGTTTTATACTATTCCGATTGTAGTGAACAACGCGTCTATCTTCCATAGCTTTATCGCCCCTGTTATTGATTGAAATGCCAAACTATCATCGAACCCAATATATACCATTGTATAACCATTATCCGGTGTGCTTGAATCTGAAAATATGCCACGATATGCAATATCATCTTTCTTCAAAAGGCCGGAAAGATCGATTCGCTTATCGATCATACGGTTGCCATCGGCCGTAATATTCACATCAAATGTTTTCAACCGATCAATTAATGCCGGAAAGAATACCGGATTTACCGGCGCATCGATAATGCCAATCTTTTTCAATACACGATCGGCGGCCGCAACCGATGTATCAAATTGCATAATCAAATGAACGTACAGATTTTCGATCGTTATGGCGTTATCCGGCGGCACAAGATAAAAGATTATGCCGTTGCCGCATATAAATCCGTAATCGCCACCAAAGCCGTTATCACCGCCAACAAATGTTGCGGTTTTAAGCGTGTATGTGTACGGTTGTTTCTTTGCTGATTGGCTCATATCTTTATATCGTAATTATGCTTGACTACTTCAAGCACCCTTTCATCTTGGTTTGCCAAATATCCGGAAAATGTAACGTAATTCGGATTACCCCAATAAATATGCACATAAATTCGTTGCTGCCAATCTGGATTTGCGCCGCCGCCTTGCAATACCGGTTGCGGTAACTTGCTTCCATCCACTTCAATCGTGAACGGCGGTGCATCATCAATGTATATTCCTTGCTGCTTTATTTCATCGGCCGTTAAATTGCCATCATCTGAAAATGCCAACCACCACGGTTGCAATACGCTATCGCTTGCCGGATTACAAAGGCCAACCGCGCCGGCGTTACCGTATATTTCAACGCCGATAAATTCCGGATTGTTAAGCAATAATGATTTGTTATACACCAAATGTTTCGGCACTTTGATTGGATATACGAAACGATCCGTACCAAGCAATGCCGGACATTCGCCGCCGCCGCTTCCGCCACAAAAACGGAATATGATGAAATCCGCAATATCAACTTGCGATCGCGGAAATGCGAAATCTTTACGCTTTGATTGGCTCATACCACCCCCATTTGCGCGCTGCACATAACATCAAAACGCTTCAAAACATCGCTTGCCGATACCCTGCTTCGGTTGAACTGCATAATCACCACAAAGCCATCGGCATTGAAATTGGCACTTCCGCGCTTCGGTATCAATGGAAATATGTTCACGCCATCAACCAAAAGTGTACCGCCACTTGATGCGATCGGCGTATCGCCGCCGGTGATTGCCCTGTGCATTGCTTTTATCTGATCATCTGTATATGAAGAAATCGCCGTGATGCCATCAGTATCGAACCGGCCGATGCCAATATAAACGTTTGTAGCGGCCGCCACGTTCATCAATAGATTCAAATGCGCTTCCGTTAATGTAGCGCGATCCGGCACGCTGCAACGTATCGCAATCAACGTTGATGATGATCGAATCAAGCCGGCATCGGTTGTGCCAACTGTGCCACCGGATGAATTGCGAAAAGTCGATGCCACAAAGGGTATCGATTGATCGCGTGTTTTTTTATTCGATTCACTCACGGCGCAATTACATCCGTTCCGCCAATAGTTGATATACCGATCGTGAAGTATGTTTGGAATGTGCGCTTCTTCACCGTTAATATCTGCGTGAATTGTACGCCATTTCCCGATAGCAAAAATTTGTTTACGATCTTCGATAAAACATACGTGCCGGCAAATCCATCGATCGAACAACCAACCGCATCGCCGATTTGCAACGCCGGATTGCCCTTCACTACCAATTCGGATATGCCGCCGTATTGCGACCAATCATCAAGAATAATTTTGGCCTTTGATGTTGCTTCGGTTTCGTCATTAATGAAATCATTTTCGATCGTCATTACACGTTCATCGTATTCGGCCACGCTTGCATCGTCTTGTTCACGCACGTAAATTTGCTTCACGATGCGCGCCGGCGTTGCCCATAATTCAAGCAAATTGATATACACCGCGAATGCGTTGGTGTTGCTGAACGTCATTTTGTACGATTTGGCGAACTGTGATGCGCTCACGGCTATATTGCTTGATACGATAGTGCCGGAATCAAGTGTTTCCGCGGTGCTTGCCGTAAATGAAGATGTGGTTGCCACAAGCACGTTTGCCGGTATATCAACATCGGTAACAGGATCATCGAAATCCGCCCAAATATCAACGCTTTGGCCGGCCGGCACAAGTACCGCTTGTTGCAATTCCCAATATTTTTGAAGTGCCTGAACCTCGCGCACATTGGCTTTAACTTCAACCACGTTGATAATATCATCTTGCGTTTTCGTTTTAATATCCAATACGTTTGATTTATCGAAGTTCCACACCGGTACGGATGAATAATCTTGGCGGTTTTTGAAGCGGATCACGCCGGCTTCATCCATATAGAAACGCCCCATTTCGGCTTCAATCAATTCTTTTACGGCATCGCCAAATTTCGTACCTTTTTCGAAGTAAACGAAGTTGATCAAATTATAACCAATATCGAAATCATATTGCGTTGGCAAAATGCCGGCCACATCCATTAATTCTTCAAGTGCTTCATCGGTTCGAACGTTTTGCAATATGATCGTTTCATCAAGCGGCCGATTGAACAGTGAATACATAAAATCGATTAAATGGAATGATGCGGTTTTTCCCTTTTCATCGATCGTTGGCATTTTATCGGTTAATCCAATGAATGCCGGCACGTTTTCATTGCCAAAGCCCAAATAAAGCTTTGTTGGCCGGTACGGCAATATGTATTGATCGATAATCGATCCGGCGTTTGGCGTAAAGTAATTATCCCAATTGGCCATCTTTATATCGGCCATTGCGATCGCAACCGAATTCACCGGTTCTTCTTGGCGCGTAATTTCGATGCTTTGAATGCGATACGAATAATCATCATATTGGTATTTATCCCATTCTTGAATTACATCGCCTTCGCCTTTGATAATATCCGTGCCGCCAATAGTTGAAACGCCGATCGTGAAGAAATCAACATCCGGCAAGTACGCCTTTGGAAAAGACATCAAGGCACGCCACGAAAGCGGCCGCATTTGGCCGTTCGCGCGTGTGTTGAATAACGTACTAACTGATTGCATATTGCTCTTTCAGTGTGATCGATACGCCTTCGATAACTTCACCGTTCAAGCGAATATTGCGATCACTGATATTAATTTTCATCGCGGCCGTGATGCCGTATTCCGGCAATTCGATCGTGTGATACGCTTCGTATTTATATTGATCGTTATAAATGGCGCGCACAATATCATAATCCGCGGCTTTCATCTTTTCCCATCCAACTTGCCAACCGCGGCGGTTGTTTACGAAATCCGTGTATAACGTGCCATCCAATGTGGTGTTATCGGTTTCATTTGGATCGATCATTTCCTTTAACGTGCTATAAAGCGGCAATTCGGTTGTGCCGCCGGTTAATCGATGTACGATGATCCGCATATCTTTACTAGCCATTTGTTGAACCTTGTACCTTTCCATCGGCGATTTGTGGCAATCCGCGCGATTGTAAATCTTCGTTTACTGCTGCAATTCCATCGGCCACAATATCGCGCCATTCCGAACGGCTGCGCGCTACGATTCCATTGAAATTCGGTTGAACAACAACCGGTGCTTGTGCGATCGCACCGCCATTGGCATCGTTTGCGTTTGATGCGTTTACCATAGCGGCCACGCTTGAATTCAATGGCGCAACACCGGCCGCGCTGATTGCGTTTATGTTGGCTTGCATTCCGTTATAGATGCCGCCAATCTTGTTTGCGCCCTTTTGAACTTGGCCAAGTGTGTGATTCACCCCATCCGTTACGCGCTGCGAAATCATTTCCGCGGTGCTAACTACCGCGCCGCCGGCACGATCCATTCCGTTACTGAATCCCTGCATCAAGAAATCACCCATTTGCGCCATAACGCGTGATGGTGATTTGATTCCAAAGAATTTCTTTACGCTATCAAGTGCGCCCGAACAAATTTCTTTCACCTTGTTCACTACGGCATCTTTTGCGTTGCCGATACCGCGAACCAATCCATCGATCAAGTTCTTGCCGGCATTTACGAAATCATTGAATTTATCTTTGATCCATTGCCAAGCTTTGTTCACGCCATCAACCACGGCATTTTTAATGCCAACAATCTTATTCCAAACGGCACTTACGGCCGCGGCGATCGGATTAATGATCGCATTCTTAATACCATTCCAAGCCCATTGCACAAAGCCCCATATTGCGTTCACAACGCCTTTGATGATGCCGAATACGGTGTTGAAGTACCACGTAACCGCGCCAAGTATCAAATCAAACACGGTTTTGATCACATTCCATATTGCGCCGAATACCGATGCGAAGAATTGGCCAACCGGCTTCAAGAAGTTGTTGTATATGAAGTTCCACGCGGCTTGCAACACAACGAAAATAATTTGTGCGATTGTCGATATTATCGTGGTAACAACCGATAAAATTCCGGTAAATATCGTCCACCAAATCGTGAATAACGATTGCAAAATGAAGATTATCGCATTAAATACCGGCGCAAGAATGGTATTCCATAGCAACATAATCGCGTTGAACACGAATGAAACCACCGCCCATATTGCGTTAAATACGAATGTGAATACTTGCCAAAGCGTTTGCACGATCCAAACGATCGCTTTGAATGCCAATACGATCGCACCAATGGCGATAATCAACGGCGCGAATACTACCTTCAAGATCGTTAATACAACTTTCTTGATCGTTTCGAAATGCTTGTTCACGAATCCAAGTACCACGGAAAGAAGTTTGATGCCGGCGATCACCGCACCAATGGCGATTGCAAGCGGCGCAAGTACGATCGCGCCAACTGCGATGCCGATCACCTTCAAAACGTTCAAGAATACCGCGCTATGCTTGGAAATGAAATCACCGATCGCACCGAACACCTTGCCAAGCGCATCAAATAACGGCTTCAAGCTGTTCGCCAATTGGCCGAATATACCTTGCAAATCTTCCCATATCTGTTTGAAGGTTGTACCCATAAAATTAATGAACCATTGCATCGGTGCGCTGTTCATAATCGAATTGAATGTGTTGGCAACCGCGTTTGCAAAATTGCCGATCGCTTGCTTCACAACTTCAACGGCCTTCGATACTAATCCGAATTTGGTTTCCAAGAATATCAAAGCACCACTAATTAACGCTACTGCGCCGGCTACAACGGCCGCAACGATGCCAACTGTACCCAAAGTCATTATCGCGCCTACAATCGCGCCTACGATGCCCAAAACGGCCACAAGCCCAAGCCCAATCGTTATAACTGCCGCGATTGCGGCCACAAGTTCTTTATTGTTCTTCACGAAATCGATGAATTTATCGATCAATGGCGCAAGCGCACCCATTATCTTTGTAAGAATCGGTTGCAACGCTTCACCAAGTGCAACATTGGCTTGTGTGATTTGCGTGTTCATACGTGCTTGCGCACCACCGAATGAATCAGATAATCGCGCCGCATCACCAAGCATCGGATTTGTTTCACGTAAGATACCGTTGAATATGGCCATACGAACGCCGGCATCTGATCCGGCCTTCATCAAATCTTGTGCGGAATATCCGGCTTCTTGCAAAATTACAGAAAGGTTTTTGGTAACACCGGCGTTATCAACCAATATACTGTTACCGTTCTTGATACCTTCGGTTGCGCCAACAATCGATTGGCCGAATTCAAGTGATCCTTGCCGGCCGAACGCTGCCGAATCTTTAAACGCGTTCATCAATTTAATGGCTTGCGGCAAATTGAAACCGGCGGCCAAAAGGTTCTTCAATGAAGCGGCGGCATCACCAAGCGGCATCAAACCATCGGCCGATAAATCGCGCGCGGCTTGCGTTGCGGCGTTCACATCTTGGCCGAATGATCGTGCGATCGATGAAAGCCCCATCAATGCATTCTGTTGCTTTACGGCGGCATCAACGGCGGTGTTCAACTTCTGTATAACGTTATTAAGCGCAAGCGTTGCCGCCGCGCCTAATGCTGCAAGTTGCATCGATCCATCCTTCAACGTCTGCGAAAATGATTTGGCCTTTCCATCGGCCGCACCCATCTTTTTATCGTACTTGGCATCGTCAAGATCAAGATCGAAATATATTGAACCTACTTTTTCCGCCATTGTTTTTTACCTTTATTTCATCTGTTTACCTAGTTGTTGGATTCCGCTGTAATCTTCATAACTTGCTAATGTTTCTAGTATATCACGCGCACCCTGTTCGTACGCCCTGCGAAGTGATGCGGCATCCTCTTTTTTCATATGCGGATATGCACTTATGCCAAGCTGCTTCAAACGTTCTTCGGAATCCAATTTGTACGCTTGATTCAATAATGCGAAAAACCAAATGGCCGGCTCTTTCAAAAGCCGGCGCAACGTGTACCCTTGATAAAACGAAAGGAAAAACGCTATTTGTTTGATAAGTCGGAAAGAATTTTTTTTTGATCCGCATCAAGCTTGATACCGCGCTTTTCAAGTTCGGTAACATCTGATGGCATCGCCAAGCTAACCACTAGATCAAGAAGTGCCAAAAGCTGTTCAACGTTCAGTGATTTGCCCTTCAATTCCGGCACAAGTTCGGCGAATGCATCGCGCAAGCTGTTGATTGCTTCAACGGCTTCTTCTTCACTCATTTTATCGCCGGTTTGGCGTTTCTGAATTGCGCCACCAAGTTTGGAAAGCTTTAACAGTTCTTCAAGTGCCGGCGGTTTAATTTCAATGATTTCGCCGCCGAATCGAATCTTCTTCGATGGTTTTACAAGCGTATCAAGATCAAGATCATACGCGCTTGTTTCGTTTGGTGTGTTATCTGTTGGCATATCGTCATATCCCTTTCTTTATGATATTGGTTGATTCAAATTAAGTATAAACGTTATTGATAATTTCCACAACTTTGCTTGCTGCGCATCGCGATCCATATCTTCAATTTGGCCAAGTACGTGCGAAAAATGAACGTAATAATGGTTCGTGGTGTAGTGATGCCGGCGATCGAAGAATCGGTATATTTCACCAAGCTTCTTGATTCCGGTTGAATCATTTTTGTACCGCGCCCAAAACGAAATATCTTGATAGATGATTCCGGTTTCTTTGTCCGGTTCAGGCGATGGATCGGCGATCATATACACGCCATCGGTATCGCGTGGTATTTCGCCAACGAACAGATCAACGGCCTTCGTGAAAGCGGTATAATCCGCCAAGAAGTGTTGAATATCCTGTATTACTGAAACATCATCATCGATCATTATGCTTTTACCCTCGCGAATGCTTGTTTTGCGTATTGCGTTGATTTACTTATAACATTATTGGCCGCATTCTTCAAAAAGTCCTTGCCTGTGCCGGCCGTGGTATATCGTTTCACTTTGTGCGATCCATCTTTGCGGCTTCCGCGCTCTTGATACGGTGCATACGGATCACGTAACGATTCACCATACGAAACGCGGTGATGCAATGCTTTCACCTTCTCTTGCTTGCCGGATGCGCTCAAATCGCCTTCTTTCACCGGTACTTTGGCTTTTGATAGCACAAACGCATCGTTGCGCATCTTTGCCAACATCAAATCGGCCGCTTGTTTCGTGTTCATACGAAATTGCGGTATCTTGCTATCAACGCGAACGCCACCGGCCGCCATTATGATATTCCAATCGTGGTTACGTTTACTTCACACTTCACGAATTGCACGGTTGTTTCGCCAAGCCGGCGCGCCTTCGTGCATTTATCAACTTGGTAATATTGGCCTTCATAAAATAGGATCGTGCCTTTGGTAACTTTGGCTTGATCGGCCGCCGCAAAATGAACCAATGATTGTGCATCGTTTGTATCCATATTCGCACCGCGGCGCACTTCGGTAATATCGCGCCAACGGCAATTAAGCGTTTCAGTAACGCCGGTAATCTGTTGGCCAAAATCATCACGCGTAACGTTTACAAGTTGGCACGAATCAACAAGATACCCATCAAGCATTATATTAATACCTCATCCGTGTACTTTTCCAAGATACTTGAAACAACGGAATCGGCATTAAAGCTTGATTTGTTATCCGCGAACGTACGTGAATAACCTTCGATCGATTCCGATTTCAATGAAAGCGAATTGGTTGCGCCAATCGAATTTGCGGCCAAATATGATGCCAAATACTGAATATCGGCCGGTACAGTGCCACCGAAGCCGAAATAACCGGTAACGGCTATGTTTGCAACCGCTGTGCTGCATTTTGAAGCCCATTTCAGGCCGTTCCGCAATTGGATGTACGTTTTAACGTTTTCATTGCGTGGCCGCGCTTCATAATTGCTTGCATCGATCGTTGATACCACATTTTCATCGGCATCAACCAAAGCAACCACCAAACCGTGCGTATCATCCACGAATACCGGATCAATATCGATAATGCTGCTTTGGCGTTCCGGATCGTAATAACGCGTTGCCGGATCATCCGGTAAATCGCCATAACTGCCGCCGATCTGATCATTGATCCATTCATCGATTGCATTCAATAAAAGCGGCAATGCCGCGATTTCCGCCGCTGTTAAAGGCCGGCCAAGTACACCTTCGATGCTACTTTGATTTGCGTAATTTGCCATCTTGTTTCTTTTCCTTTCGCCGTGCTTGATCTTTTGCTTTCAAATCATCTTGAATTTTCTTTACATCAGGCGAAACGATCATACGGTGCGTGATCTGTTCTTCGGTAATTGCACCGGTGCGCCCTCTATGATTTCGATCGTTGGCTTGTTCAATCATATTCCTATTGTACCACTAACCATAAACGAAAAAGAGGGCATTTTGTTGCCCTCTTGATCGGATTGTGATACTTCGGTTATGAAATATCTTGTGCGCCAATGCGGCCAAGCCGTTGCCCATCGGTTTTGGATTCATCCACAAGTGCGCGGAAAGTAGTTTCAACCACTCTTTGTTCATCAATCTTGAACGCCATTTCAACGTTTTCAACTGATACCGCAAGCCAAATGTAAATATCTTCGCTGTAATCCGTGGCGGCTTTATTGCGCGGATGTAATCGAAGTTCTTTCGCATCCTGCCGCAACAGATAACCGGAATCCGTACCCAAACCAAGCTTATCATCGCTTGATCCAAGTTCGTATTTACCTTCCGGAATCGCAACATTCAACACATCATTGGTGATTTCTGCCAAGAATGCTTTGATCAAAAGGTTGTTACCTGTTAAAGCCATATCAACCGGCATATTGCCGTACTTATCAACGGTTAAATCTTCAAATTCACGTTCGAAGGTGAATTCAACGCCACCTTTGGTGTGGCCAAGATGCACGCCGTTAAAGAATACATCACAATCGCCGATTCGTAAGTTTTGTACGTTCGCCATTTTCTTGCCTTTTCCCTTCTGCTGATGGCTTGCGGTTTTTCAGGCCGCAAGCCGTTTCAACTTATCGTTTGATATTAAGATACTGATCCAGTACCGATTACACAAAACGCTTCTGGGAATTTGACAAGCGCGACCATTCGCGTAACTGCACGCAAAGCTGTCATATCCTGTTCGGCAAGGTTTACTTCGTTTTCATCGGCATCCTTAACGGTTGCTTCTTTCAACTGAGTAAGTACCAAACCACGCTTCACGTAAAGTTTTACACGCTTTAGATCACCGAACACGGTGTATGGATTGTTCGATCCACCTTCAACCGTACTTGGCAACACATCAACGGTAACAACCGGTGTACCCCACGGCGTTTGATAGCCGGCGTTAAGAGGTAACAGATATGCGCCCGTTCCGCTATCTTTGGTTTGGCGAACGCTGTTCCAAACAGTGCGGTGCATATAGTGCTTGCCGTTCTTCTGTGCGCGTGATGGTACTTTTGCTTCCGCATCCATCAGATCATCCCAAGAAATACCGGTGATGCTTGATCCAACTGAAAGCGTGTGAACGCCGGCGGTTTCAAAGATACCCTTGCCAACACCTGTTTGGTTGTACAGTGAACCACCATCATCGGTGAAAACAAGTTCATCGGCGATGCGTGCGCGTTCCTCTGCGAAACCTTGTGTTACTTCGTTCCAAAAGTCGATTGCGGCATCATCTTCAAGTTCATCGGTTGCGATTGCAATTGCTGCGAACTTGCGAAGCTCAACAAGGATTTGATCGATTGTAAGCTTCGTGCCTTTTTTCTTCGCGCCCTGTCCGGTTTCGTACATTGTAACGTTCGAACCGCGCTTGTTTGTTTTAACGCTGTTGCGGCTGATTGGCCGAACATCTGCATCCGTGAATGCAACACCGTATTCCGGTGCAAGCTTTTCGATTTCTGCTTCGAATTCAGGATCGGCAACGATGTAACCACCATCGGCATTTACATCGGTATTCGCATAGCCGGCTTTGGTGCGCTGATCCATTGCGTACTGGTTATACTTGCGAAGTTCGCTTTTATCGCCACGAACCAACGCCATTGCGGCACGAACAAGCCGTTGTTCTTTGGTTGCTTTTGCGGCTTCATCTTCCGGTGTATCATCACCTTCATCATCCACATCGGCATCCGGATCATCGGCTGTGCCACTCTTGGTTTTACCGCTAACGTTCTTTTTAACAGTTTTTTCAGATGCGGTAAGCTTCTTTTCAACTGCTGCATCAACTGCTGATGCGATTGTGCCGGCCATTCCGGCGGCTACTTGATCGGCAATCGCTTTAACGGCTGCTTCGTCAAGCACGGTTTCTTCAACCTGTGTATCTGGTTTTGGCATAGTAATATTTCCTTTCTATGCTTTCAATTTGTTATTGATTGCGGCAATTAAGAGTTCCGCACCCTTATCAACGTTTTTGGCCGTTGATCGAACCGTTATAAGACGGCGTACACGCTTTGTTGCTTGTTCGCTTTCATCTTCTTCGGTTTCCGCGGTACTTTGCGCGTACGCAAGTTCCAGTGCCGAAGTAAGTGCTTTTAGCGAATCAATGTACGATTTGATTTCATCATTAGGCATAAGCTTGATTTTGTCAAGTGCTGCTTGCTTTTCGAAATCTGCAAATGATTTGCGCAACGATGCGGCTTTCTCTTTGCCAACAGATTTGGCGGTGATCAATGCATCGCGGTGTGCGCCAACCGGCACAACTGAAATTTCGTAAAGTTCAAGCTGTTCGATTACGGAATAATCATCATTCCATTTCTTCACTTGGCCGCCCAATGAAACGGCGTTGATCGCACCATCAAGAATCAGATCGTAAACTTGCTTTGCGAATTCGTACTTTTCAACGGAAAGTTTGATGCGCGCCATCAAGTTATTGCCTTCGATCCAAATCTTCGTAATCTTTCCGATCGGCAAGCCGCGGTAATCGTGCCCCCAAAGCACCGTTGGATTCCGCTTGATCTGCTTCAAATCGATACCTTCAAGCAAAATCTTTTCGTAATAACGATCTTCATTGCTGTTTGATACTACGGTTTCGAATTCACCGTATGCAAGTTGTTTGCCGGTTGCACGTTCAACGGCCACTTTTTCGGTGTGGCCATCTTTTTCAATTTCTTTTACGGCTGTTTCGATATGCGCACCGCAACGGATTTTTTCATCCGCCGTTTTTTCGATACCCCATCCATCAAATATTGCTGCTATTGCCGGTTGCATAATTTTTGTCCTTTTACCCTTTCTTATCAAAAATACCCCGATCACGAAGCCGGCCGTATGGCCTTGTGCTTCGCAATCAGGGTTCAATTACCTCTGATGATTGCTTATACGATTCAATCATATTCGATTCTTCATCCGCCGTCAATAGTAAAGCACTTGCGGTATAAATTCGAACCACGTTGATCGCGCCGCATTTACACTTGATTTCAAGATCACAAAACGCCACCTTGAAAAGCTTTTTGCCGCAATCCTTGCAATGTACCCAATGTTCGGCGGCCATTCGTTAATCCCTCACCGGAAACAACCAACAATGGCAATTTGGATGCGCGTTGGCGTTTTCAATATCTTCGTAATCTGATACGCCCTTTGGTACGTAACTTGAATCCATTTCGATTATTTCGCCGTTCATCGATAAGCAAAACTTGCAAGGATTCGCGCCAAGTGCGCGCCATTGCTTCTTCGTAACGCCGGCCAATCGGTATGCTTCTTGCAATCCCTTGTTTACGGCCTTGTGTGATTGATCATCGGCCAATGTATCGGATCGATACCCCATTGCCTTTTTGTAAATCGCATTCACGCGTGCGGTTAATTGTTCGATGGTTTCATTCGCTGCGATGCCTTCGGAAATCGATTTTTGAAGTTTGGCGATCGTTGCGTTGGTATTATCACGCAATGCGCGGCGTAAACGATCTTCAAGCAATCGTTGTGTGGCCGGCGAAATCTGCATTTCTGCATCACTACCCAAGAATGCCAATGCCGCTTCACCGCCTTGCCCAAGTGCCAAAAGAAGGATCGGCAATAATAGTTCGGCCGATTTGTTTGTTTCTTCGCTTTCAACCGGCATTAATTCTTCGTATGCGCGCTTTACGCCTTTATCCGCGTATGCACTCAACTTTTCGATTACTGCATCCCTCTGCGCTTCTAAAACGCCGTTGTATGCCTTTTTTGATGAACGGAAAGCACGCCCATCGATTTTATTCAGTTGGCGAAAAAAAGTTTCTTCGGCGGCATCCTTTTTTGCCGCCAAACGAATCACGCGCTTTTTGGCAACGCTTTTCGAACCGTTATCAGTTCCGGTATTAAGTTCTTCATCAATCGGCACTTGGTTGAATGAAACGTACAATTTATCGCCACCATCAACCTTCGGCAATCCCTTGCGTTCGCGCACTTCGTTGATCGTGTACACGCGG